ATAAAGCCATCATAGCCGCCTAAGAACCACCCCAACCAGGCACCAAGACCTGCAAACATAAATTGCAGATGCTTGCATATTTCCCGCAAACCTAAACCACCTCTTTCGTGGGCAAAATAGAAGAACGCCTGCCCGAAAACAGACGTTCCTCAAAATACTTTTTTCCATTGAAAACCAAAGTTAGGACCTCGCTCCCTACTCACAGATATGGCCGCCAGCAATCGCCCATCTAGCAAATTCCCTGATTCATACTGGATACCCAATCCACCATCGCTAGTGGTTCTAATTGCAATCGGACCAAGAGAAAGCGAAGGTCCTGCTACTTTCCCCCAATAACACCACGGAATTCTTTGTGAATATGGACACGGGACTCAATTAAGCTGGTCAGATACCCTTCTACATCAGCGGTTATTCCTCTTAACTCATTAATCGTTTCCTCAGTCAATCGAGCTTTTACAGCAGCCAGCACACTACTTTTAATCTGCACTTTTTCCTCATCGGTAAGTTTGCCGCCATTTAACTCTTTTAGATTATCAACCACAGTCTGTTGCGCTTCAAGCACCGCCGCCTGTACTATATTTTCGACAGAGTTGATTGCCCGATTTGCTACCTCACTCTTTGACTTCTGTCTGAAAAACTCTGCACCGTAGGCCACAGCAAAACTCAACATAACTCCCACAAAGGGAAGCACAAGCTTGGTTAGCTCCACCAATAGATCCATTCTTCACCACCTCTTCTTAAACGGTCACAACCGGTATGTTTTCGATTGTCTACTGGGCATCGGTCAACATAGCCTTGATTTCCATATACCTGTTTTGGTATTTAATGTTATCAACGAACTTGATATCATAATCGTGTCCCTGGAATCGTATCCGCATCGATTCATCCAAACCTTCTCTGTATCTAGTGGTAAAAACAAGCATCTTTTCTAATTGGACTGCAGCTGCTGCAAAGTACTCCCGGCCATGAATGTTAGAAACCCTAGCCCAAAGATGATCAGTCTCAATCCAGTCTGAAATCTGATTCCCCCATTCATCCATGTAGGTTGTGAACTCCAGGATAGCTATCCTGTGTCTAAGATCACCGATGTTAATACAATCACCAACCTTCTTTCCGAAATGGAGACAGCAATCTTTTTACAACATCCTCCACTACCTTCATGTCAAGTTCTTCTCGATGCTCGTACAAGTTTGCGGTGATGTACAGTATCGCTTGGTTTACCGATTTGGGGGTTTCTTCAAAATCCTCAAGGCTCATTCTGAGCACCCCTTCACACAGCTCACTTGCCGTTTCAATAAGGGCGGCGATGAGCGCATCCTCCTCACCGCCATCAACCCTCAAATAAAGCTTTGCTTCCTCCAAAGAAACCGCCAAAACCCTCACCTGCCTAACTCTAACTTAGGAAGCTTTCATCTGCAGATATTTAATCGATTCTGGAAGAATCAGCTTTCCATCAACCCGTTGGGTCGCAATGAAACCGACTTGTCCAGTAACAGCATACAGCTCATTGAGACGTTTGAAATTGCGCCCTTGGCGATCCGCTATCCAATAATAGCCAAAATCCCCAAATGCAATAGCCTTTTCACCAGCTTTTGCCTCAGGGACATAAGGAGATGTGACAAGTGGTCTTGAAAGAATCGTATCTGGCTGGCCTACTGCAACTGATGGCTGCCAGATATATTGCCCGTTATTATCCTTTAACTTCCTGAGCAATTTGACCGTTGAGTCATTCATTACAAAGTGAGCCCGTTTACGGTACGGAGCCCGCAATGAATAAAACAGATCGAAGATCTCATCGAACGTTACTGCTGTGGCACTGGCCGCGGTAGTTCCCAACTCTCCGCCTCCATCGTCGTCAAAGATGCCAGTGGGTTTACCCTCTCCATCTCCTACAAAGAAGGCTTCTTCTTCCTTGTTGCCGATTCTACGGCCAAATTCAGTGGCGATGTAGCTTGGAAGATCAAAAGCACTGTCGTTGAGAAGTTCCTCGGAGACCTTAATCATGGTAGCTACTTTGTGTGCACTTAGAAAAGCCTGCCCGAAAGAGTCGTCTGATTCTTGAATCGGCCCCTCTTCATCTACCCAAGTGGCCTCACCCTTAGAGATAACGATGGGAATTTTCCGATCTCCAGAAGATGTGGTGATAACCTTTGCTAGACTACGAAAAACATTTTCTTCTTCCAGAGCTTGCACAAGCGTTCTCTCAAACTCATCGGGAACAAGGTAACCACCTTCACTTTCTTCACCAATCCGGAGAGCGTTCATCACTTCGTAGCCATGTTTGCTGCGGATGGCCTTCCAGAAAGCATCGTTATATTCCTTAGTGGCTCTAGGGTTGGCTTTCCCGTTTTCAATAGAAGGATCATTCTTAATCGGCATCGTAGTAGCCTGGGCCAGTTCTCGATCAATCACTGCCTGTCTTTCTAAGCGCTCAATCTCCTTTCCGAGATTGATTACCTCGGCTTCCATCTTGTCGTAGGCCGCCTCATCCTCCGGGGAGATCAAATCATCCTGTCCTCTTCTAGAATCTAAAAAAGCCTTGGCATCTTCCCAGGCTTTGGCACGCTTTTCCCTAAGTTTTAGTATCTGTTCCATTTCACATTCCTCCTTGGTGTTTTAAGAGATTAAGCCTCTTCTCAAAAATGCTAACATCAGTTCCCTGCGGTTTTCATCCCGTGGCAGTTTCCCTAAAAGCGAGTTTACCGCAACCATCTTGCGAAATAATACCGCTTCCGTTTTGGGTCGTCCCTCCTCTTCCCCTGCAAAGAGTATGTGGTCAGCAAAGCCCAGTTCTATCGCTTTTTTTGCATTGAACCAGCTCTCTTCGTTCATGAGTCGGGCTAGCTTCGCTCTTGACAAACCTGTCTTTAATTCGTAAGCATTGATAATACTCTCTTTCACCTCATCGAGCATGGCGATGGCTTTCCCCATTTCCTCGACATCTCCAAAAGCAACCGTCATCGGATTATGAATCATCATCATAGAGACAGGTGACATAAGGACTTCGCTACCTGCCATGGCGATTACTGATGCTGCACTGGCCGCAATCCCGTCAATCTTGACTGTCACCTTGCCCTTATAGTCCATCAGCATATTATAGATTTGACTTGCTGCAAAAACGTCACCGCCTGGAGAGTTAATCCAGACAGCAATATCACCGGTCCCACTCAACAGATCTTCTTTGAATTGCTTGGGCGTCACTTCATCGCCAAACCATGTCTCTTCAGCAATAACACCGTCAAGGTAAAGAGTGCGCCCGTCCTTATCCTCTACCCAATTCCAGAACTTCTTGTTCAAAGACTTACACCTCCGAATCGCTCTGACCGAATATGCCAGCATCCTCTAACTTTGTCATGTTGCCGTTTATCAGATACAAATCACCTCCCTGGTCCTCTGGAATACGGTTCATATCTTCAAGTTCCCGAATGTCGTTCGCAGATAACCAGCCATTTTGCCTACCAATGGCGTAGCCGTTCATGCGGCTTTCATAATCTCCACGTAGCAAACCATCCACGTTGAACTTGACGAAATACTGCCTTTTCTCGTCTGGTTTTAGTAGCGATTTATGAATAGCCTGTTCCCAACGGGATACCCAAGGGTCAAGAGTATATTTAACGAACTCCCGACTCTGCTGCTCAATATTTGAGAAACTAGACTTGTCCAAATCACCTATCATGTGCGGCGGGATCCTAAAGATTCGTGCAATTTCATTAAGCTGAAACTTCCGTGTGGCGATAAATTGGGCTTGCTCAGGGGGAATACCAATACTGTGAAACTTCATTCCTTCCTCTAGGACAGCAATGCGGTGAGCGTTTCCACTTCCCTGATAGACCGCATTCCAACTATCACGCACACGTTTAGGATCCTTGAGAACCCCCGGGTGCTCCAGTACACCGCCTGGATTAGCGCCATTGGCAAAAAACTTCGCCCCATACTCCTCAGTGGCAATAGCCATTCCAATAGCGTTCTTAGCCATGGCGATTGGCGAATAGCCCACCAAACCATCAAACCCTAAGCCTGGAATGTGGAAAACTTCATAGTTACGT